CTGATCCTGAACTCCAGCAACACCTGTACATGCGCTGCACAGCCAACCCCGGAGGAGTGGGTGGTTGGTGGGTCAAGAAAACATACATTGAAGATGTGGAACCAAACAAGCCTTTTCCTGCCTTCGATATAGAAACAAAAACACCCTTTCTGTGGCCTAACGGTCACGAGAAGGCAGGTCAGCCGTTGTTCTTTCGTAAGTTTGTCCCGGCACGGCTGACCGACAATCCCTACCTCATGGCAGATGGTCAATACGAGGCCATGTTGAGGTCGCTCCCCGAAGTCGAACGAAAGCGGCTTTTAGAAGGTGATTGGGACGTGGCGGAGGGAGCGGCCTTCCCCGAGTTTTCGAGGTCTAAACATGTGGTCGAACATTTTGAACTTCCAACCAACTGGCCCCGTATTCGTGCGGCGGACTACGGCTACGCAAGTCCTTCGTGCGTTTTGTGGGGGGCTATTGACTGGGATAATAATATCTGGGTTTATCGCGAGTTATATGTCAAACACTTGACAGCAGAGCAACTAGCTGATAAAATAATGGAAGCAGAACAACTTGACCCGACACCGTACTACACCGTGTTGGACTCGTCGTGTTGGAACAAGACAGGATTCGGCCCGTCTATTGCAGAAACAATGATGAGGGCCGGTGTTCGTTGGACACCCTCTGATCGCAATCGTGTCCAAGGCAAGATGGAGATACACCGCCGTCTTGCTGACGATCCCTACACAGAAGAACCACGACTACGTATCTTCTCCAGTTGCCAAAACATAATCAAGCAACTCGCTGGCATACCACTCTCCAAGTCTAACAGCGAAGACGTAGATACAAAGTCCGAAGACCACGCATACGATGCTCTGCGATACATGTTGATGACACGCATGAGCGGATACACATCAATACACAAACAACTTGGTGCAATCAAGAGTCAGGTGTACCAAGTCCAAGATGAGACCTTTGGATACTGATGGCAAAAGAAACCTTTCAACAGATATCTAGCGAAATTATCAAGAAAGCAAAAGATGGCACTCTCACCATAGGAGAGGCTATTGACTTTACGCTAGACCCTCGTGTGCCCCTGACAGAGGATTATAGCGTAAAAAACGCAAAAGGTGAATTCCCCGCTCGTAATCGAGTGCAGACTCTAAAAAACAGTCTCAAGCTTCTGCAAAAACGAGCGCCCGATTCTTTTCCCTTGGGAGTAGACACTCCACTAAAAGACATGCGTCAGCCGGAGATCGTATTTCTGTTCAGGCGTGACGGTTCTCCTGACATGTCCAACAGGGCATACAACTATCAGACATTTGAAAATATATTCTTCAATGCCCTCAAGGGAAAACGAATTGAACGATTCTTTGAAGTCGTAGATGGCAACGAAGAGGACATGTATCCTCGGCTTGCTGGGACCGGCAACCCTATGGGAACGCAGCGCACTGGTCTTGCCGGTGAGCGGCCCATGCAAGGAACGCTTCCTAAAGCAGAACTAGATGCTATCTACGCCGAAGCTCTACCTGAAATTAGCGCAAACTACGGAGACAATACGGCGCGTCTCGCAGAATACCACAGACTTACTTTCCAACGTCCAGAACAACTCCTAAATCTTAAAACAAGTGATGTTGTGGTCAAGGGTGATACTATCACCGTAAAAGGTAAAGTCACTACAGGAAAAGATCATAAGGGTCGTCCTGAACTAAAATACAAATCTAATTCTCCTATGGGAGAGTTGTTGATAGCGGCATTGAATGATGAATCTATTCCGATGTCAGGTAATGACCGCTCTCTGTTTGGTGTGGACGAGGATACCTTCAACGCGGCCTTCAACAATCATGTGGGAACCCGCTTAGAAAAGTTTGCCGATGTTCTTCCGCTTGCAGACGTAAAGGTTGAAGAAGGCGGTAAAGTTGTTCGTATTGATCAAAAGCCCGTAACCACTCCGTCCGCAATTCGCTCTATCGTCCCGCACTACATGTTGAAAGACATGAAAGTAAACAGGGATATTGTCCAAGGCTTGATGGGTCACAAGCCAAATGATGAACTGGCAAACAACTACGCTGGTGTTATCATTAACGAAGAGCTTCCGAATGTCTTGCAAAACCCAGAGGCGTTTGCTGAAACAGGATTCGCTACTACGAAGGGTGGAAAGGTCGGACTTGAGGTTGATCTGCTTGACGAAGATCAGAGGGCCAAACTTGCTGACGAATATCTAGAAACCCAATCTGCAGAGCTAGAGGCTCGTAAGGCAACAGCCGGAGCAACCACTGCGGAAATGGGACTGCGTCAACAGGCTGCTACTGTCGAACGTGCTGCAGGTATGCCAGAAGAAATCGCTGCTGAAACAACTATCGCAGAGGGAAAAGCACAAATAGAACAAGTGCAGTCTGAAGCCAGAAAGACTGCGCGTGTAGAGGCAGACGCAAAAAAGGGCAACGACTTGCGCGGGATGCTGCGAGGTATTCTTAACAAAGATACACTTCAATCGGCAGCCGTTGCTGTACCGGTTATGGCGGATACACTGTCACGACTTCCCATGGTCGGGGGAGCGGCTGAACTTGGCTTTGGCCTATTTGAGAGAAGTCAGCAACCTCCGCTTCCAGAGGGAGAGGGTCCGTTCCTTGTATCTGACACTGATTCTTACAGCTTGGCAACTCAATACGGGGCTGCACAGGCTGAAAGATTCGGACTGCCCCCCACTGCAGGAAAACTGGCAGGGGCCGCCGCTGAATTTTTTACAGGCGCTCCCAGCGCAATTATGGAACGACGCGGCAAAGACATAGAGTACGTAGAACCGTCCATGCTACGGGAAGCACGCGAGTCGAGAGAAGCACGACAAGAAGCACAAGAGTCGAGAGATGAATTTGGAAATCTCGATCCAGACACGGGTTTGCCGCCACAACCGCGCGGTATGCTAGAGGCAGGAAATGCCCCGTCTAAGGTTCGAGAGGCCCGAGGCCGCGCTCTTCGCGGTGAAACCACGTCCATGCTGGACGTACAACCACAAACTCTTTAGGGAGACAATAATGCAAAATCTAAACATGGGTGAAGCGTACATTATGAACGCGGACAAAGTATCCGTAGACGATCAGATGGGCGCAGACAAACTGTATCGTGAAGGTCTGGAATTCGACACTCGCGCTCAGACTGGTGTTCTGACCGAAGACATGCCGAAGCAGATGACTAAGGGTGCAGTCGATCCTTCGCTGATGAAGATGGCTGAAGAACGCGACTACTAAGAGGTAAGTCGATATGGCTGACAACTTTCTGGAACCGGCTGACGATACAGCAGTTCCGCTCATGGACCCGGAGGAACAACTCCCGGGCCTAGCGGCGTATGTAAAGCGCAAATTTGAAGACTCGGAAAACGGACGTTTCTCGTACGAACAGCGGTGGCTGCAGTCGTACAAGAACTTCCGTGGCATCTACGATTCCACCACACAGTATCGTGACTCCGAACGATCCAAGGTGTTCATCAAGATCACCAAAACAAAAGTGCTTGCAGCATACGGCCAGATCGTTGATATTCTGTTTGCCAACAAGAAATTTCCGATGGTTGTCGAGCCAACTCCGGTGCCAGAGGGTATCGCAGAGTTTGCACACATGCAGACTCCGCTGGATGATATCATAGAAGACCCGTACGGCTTCGCTGGGGACGGTAGAGAGATGCCCTTTGGGGCCACCCAAGCAACACCGTCTATGGACTTTCTAGGGGGCTTACAGGGCCGTTACGGCAACGCTCCTATTCAGCCGGGTCCATCCCTTGCTGGTGAACCCCAAATCAGTCCAGCCCAAAAGGCTGCACTAAATATGGAGAAACAAATCCATGACCAACTCCTTGACACAAGTGCTGTTAATGTTCTTCGATCTTCTATCTTTGAATCAGCACTTCTGGGAACTGGTGTTGTAAAAGGCCCGTTCAACCATTACAAGCGAATCCACAGATGGGAGAACGGACCAGAGGGTCGCGTATATTCTCCGTACGAAAAGATTGTTCCGCGCATTGAGTATGTTTCTACGTGGGACTTTCACCCCGATCCCTCTGCAACCACAATCGATGACTGCGAGTATGTAATTCAGCGTCACCGCATGAATCGTTCGCAGTTCCGTAGTCTGATTGCACAACCTTTCTTTTACAAGGATGCAATCGAAGAGTGCCTTGCAAAGGGACCAAACTACGAAGACAAGTATTACGAAGATACCATTCGCGAAGACGAGACCGAACCGTACTACCAGAACAATCGCTTCGAGGTTCTAGAATACTGGGGTGTTCTTGACGGCAAGATGGCTGAAGAGTCTGGACTTGACGTTGCAGAACAGATGAACGAGTTCGATCAAGTGCAGGTCAACGTATGGGTGTGTGGTACAATGGTGCTGCGCTGCGTTCTCAATCCGTTTACACCAGCGCGTATTCCGTATCAGGTATTCCCGTACGAGATCAACCCCTATCAGATTTGGGGCGTTGGCGTAGCGGAGAACATGGAAGACGCACAGATGCTGATGAACGGTCACGTTCGTATGGCAATCGATAACCTTGCTCTTGCTGGCAATCTGGTGTTCGACGTAGACGAAGCGAGTCTTGTGCCGGGACAGAACATGGACATCTTCCCCGGCAAGATATTCCGCCGTCAGTCGGGCGTCACGGGTACAGCAATCAACGGCCTCAAGTTCCCCAACACAGCGCCCGAAAACATACAGATGTATCAGATCAGTCGTCAACTTGCGGACGAAGAGACAGGTCTACCGTCCATCATGCACGGACAGACGGGCGTGACGGGTACGGGTCGCACAGCATCCGGTCTCTCTATGCTGCTTGGCGGTGCAAGTCTGTCTCTCAAAACGGTCATCAAGAACATCGACGATCAGCTTCTGAAGCCGCTGGGCGAGGCATACTTCCAGTGGAACATGCAGTTTAACACCGACGCGCCCACAATCGAGGGCGACCTAGAGATCAAGCCTCGCGGTGTAGCAGCCGTCATGCAGAAGGAAGTGCGTAGTCAACGACTCACCACGCTGCTTCAGACCGTATCGAATCCGATGCTGGCACCGTTTATCAAGATTCCAAACTTGATGCGAGAACTTGCTATTGCACAGGACATTGATCCAGACAGCCTCGTCAATGATGTTAGCGAGGCACAGATATTCGCAGAGATGTTGAAGGGACTAGCCAATGCTCAACAAGAAGCAAGCCAGCAAGGTCAGCCAACTGGTGACCAACAAGGAGGCATGGGACAGTCTGGAGGAGTACCTCCGGGAGCAAATCCAGATGACGCTTCGGGCGTTGGTGGCGGCACAATCGGAACTGGAAGTGTTCCGACTGCAGGGGAAGATAACTTCACTGGAACAGATCAAGGGGCTGAAGGCGGACTATGATGCCGCAATAAGGATGAAGGATGACAACTAGCGCCATATCCCAGTTTATCGGTTCTGTCCTTGCAGAGAAAGCAGGCGGCGTTAAGCCTACTGTTGATCGTCCGAAAGTTGCTCGACCCAACCCGTACGACGACACCCGCATGGATATTAGTGATCGTTTTCGTCCGGCACAAGACTATACCGATCCCGCAAGTTATGGATCGTCTCGGGATGATGATCCCACCGGACCGGGAGCATACAGAGGGTCTCTTAACGTTACAGGCATGACTCGAAGCGTTGGTGATCAGTTTGGTGGCGCACCACGACCACTAACCGGGGCCATGTCTTTGGTTGGTCTAGGCGGAGCAATGGGAATTGGCTCTGCTTTATCTCTAAAGAATCTGCAACGCATCGAAAGCAATCAACAGGCGGGTAAGGTCGGCAATGCTGTCGGCATGTTGAACGGCAGAATAATCGGTGTATCCCCCTCACCTTTCGGTGGATATGTTCTTTCCGGTGTTTTACCACCAAACTTAACCCACGATCAACGCAAACAGATCATAAATCAACTGTTGGACATGAACCCCACGACGCAGTTGGTGGGCGGAAAGTTGCCGACCAAGGATGATCCAGACCCGCCACCACCTACCGCTACGTCTGATGTTGTGGACAAAATCAATCAGGGAATCGACCCTGAAGCAGCAGGATTTGAGGCAGGACTGGATATGTCTGGCACAATAGGGGGCACAGGCATAGGCCGCACAGACGCATACGTTGGACAGGGCGGGGGAACACCTCCTGCTGCACCATTAACTCCGTCTGCACCCGCCGCACCCACTTCAAACTTTGAACGAGACCCCGATTTTCTTGATGCACTTATAGGAGGACAAGAGGGCGCAGTAGGGGCTGAAGTTCCTGATCCACTGAATGATCCTTCTGCCACAGCGTCCGTTACTACTGCGACTGACGCATCTCCGCCACCTCCTCCCCCGTCATCTCGTCCGCCTGACTTTGTGACATACACGCCACCTCAAGACGACAGTGATGACGATGACAGGCCGTCGGGCACCTCTTACAGCATAGGATCAGGTGCGCCTGTGGACGCATTCAACGAGCGTCCCGGCTTGGGGAGTTCACCTAGTCCTGCCCCGTCTGATGACAGTGGCGACGACGATGACGGCGGCGGTGGCGGCGGCGGCGGCAAGATTGTCTGCACAGCTATGAACCAAGCCTATGGCTTTGGCTCGTTCCGTCAAGCTATTTGGTTGGCACACAGTCGTGACATGGCTCCAGAGTATCAGGCAGGATATCACGCTATCTTCCAGCCCCTCGTTACATACGGATATGGCG